TTCTATTCGAATTAGGAGTGTAATTGGGGCTCTGAGAAGTTGCTAACCCGTCTAGATCAATCTGAAAAGTTACTTTAGTTGGATTCTCTTCATCGTTTCCTTCGTGCCGAGAAACATGATAAACGGTATAAGGTAGAACATTATAAACTCCTAATCCTTCTGCTATTTCTAATTTTAAGAAAAAGTCTCCATACTTAACCATGTTACGAGTCCAAGACCATAAGTTAAACTCAATATTAAGTATATCGTAAAATAAATTATAAAGTACTCTCTGAATATTTTCATCAGAGGATCTGATAGCTAGAACTTCATTAAAGTCGTTTTTTACAGTAGCCTCATCAGCTAAGATATCTAATGCAGAAGCTAAAATAGGATCTGTATCCATTGCTTCATAATCAGAGTATAGCTGTATTCTTAGAGTTTGAAAGTTTAGATTAGGGTTAAATATGTTTCTATTATTATAGATATATAATCTACTAAACCTATCTATTAGAGAATTAGTCTGATATTTACCGGTAGTTTGTATTTGATTAGGATCGATTACTTTTAACTGATCTCCCCCTACGTTACGTATAACAACGTCTGTAGCAAAGAGTCGCTGTAATCTGCTAAATAAGCCTTTATCTGCCATTTTATTAAAATGTCTTTAGTTATAAATATATTCGTTTAAAATAACCAGCTAATATCTTCTTGCTGCTGATTGCCCATGTCAATAAGATACGGATTATTTCTTTGTGATCCAACTGTACTTATAACAGCCTGGTTTTTTGCATTGAGATTTCCAAAAGAGGAAAGTTGTGCTCTAGCTAGATCTAAGCCTTGTTGTCTCAATTTCAATGCAGTATCTCGTACATATAGTGCAGTTGCGAATGCCATAACTAGGTCGTCATTATAGTTAGTTTGTGCTTGTGCTTTTCCATTTTTCCATACAAACACTCGCATTTCTTGTAGAAGTCTTTTAGACTGTATAGTTACACTTTTCTCTCTGATATACTCAGTCATCTTAGCAACAACTAAAGGGCGCGTTCTCATCGACATTGTAAAACCTGGAACGAGTTTATCTCTTTCGTATTTCGACATATAAGATTCTACTGTGTCTGTGTTAGAAGTAGAACTATAGTATACATTTTTATATTCCCTCTCTAGTATTTGTTCTATAGTAGACCATCCAATATTTGCATTTTCTACTACTAACAATGCATCGTTATATTCAGATGCAATTCCTACTAAAACGTTTCCAAATTCTTTAGGAGATAGTTTTCCTCTATATTCTGCTACCTGCGTACAGTTCTCTATATCTATTACGTGAAACGTAGAATAGTCAGTAGAGTCGCCTCTGGAAACGTCGGCTGTAACCATATAGGATTTCTGATAATCAGGGCTTTCCCACACCCATAAATTTCCGTCAACTCCTCTTTTCTCTGTTGGATCTTTTTGATAAGTTTCTTCATAAAATATTAGATCTTCTGGTTCAAATACTGTTTCACCTGATGATAGGAAGTCACAATCACACTCTTGAGCTGCCATACGAGGACCTAAGTCTCTATCTTGCATATCCCTCCATATTTGATTTCTTTCAGGATGGACTATCCAAGGTAATTTTATAGGAATAAAAGAATTTTCTCCTGTCTCCGCTTTAGTATACGTAGAATGGAACCAGTTACCGATACCGTTCGGAGTTGATAATGCCATACATTGTCCGCCGGTAGCTAAAGTTTGTTGTGCTGCTGTAAAGGTTTCTTCGATATTATCAATAAAAGCGGCCTCATCTATCAAAAGTAACGATACTGCTTCAGAACGAGCTGAATCCGAGTTACTTGATTTTGCTTGAATTTTTGACCCGTTTTTAAGTCTCAGTGATAATTTATTCTTTTCTACTGCGTTTAGTCGTAACCACTTAGGTAGTTGTTCGTACATGAACTGTACCTTCGTTACTAAGTTTCTTGCAGTTGCTTGGGTTGTTGCAAGAGCTAGTACGTTTTTATCTTTGTGAAAGATCATTAACCATAAAGAGTATCCAGCTGCTAAGGTTGATATACCTAGCTGTCTAGACTTTAACGTAATAAGGTATTGATTATCTCTAAATAAATGTAATACTTTTTCCTGGAATGGGTATAGATTAAATAAAATTCTACCTCTTGTAGGATGTTGTATATAGCAATACTTCTTCATGAAGTATGCTGGATCTTTAGCACATTTTATATATTCTTGTGCTATAATACTTTTAATATCTTGCGACATAACTGATTAGTTTATATCTCTATTCCTCGGATCTTATCTAAAGTTCCGAATCTAGATTGAGTTGCATTACTTCCTTCTTTTTTAGTAAAGATTCGACGTAATATTATTCCATTGATATCTTGTTGAGAATCCGTGAAATAAAAATCACCATCTCTCTTTCTTATATGAGCATATAAAGTACCCCCGTGTTCTTCTATAAAGGTATCAACAGGTACAAACTTTCCGTTTTTAAAATGAACAGTATTTCCTTCTACTTCAAACTTAACTTCCATATCTCCTTGATAATAATAGTCGATAGGACCCCCCATTGGAATAGTTCCTTGTATAACAGTCTTAATAAGATCTTCAGGTATTTTTCTAGATACGTCAGGTATAAGTTTATTTCCTGATAAATTTATTCCTTCTAGGTTATTGGCTTCAACTCTGTCTTGATAAAACTGATAGGCATCTTCATAAAAGTCTGTCAACCATTCTCTTATTCCAGAGTTAGTTGTTGACATTGCTGTCATTCCCTTAATACCTCCTCCTGCAAGTGTAGGTGCTTGATTACCCTTCGCCGATACTTTTACATCAGCTCCTCTAACTTTCAAGATAACGTCAGCATAAGGTTCAGTATTAAATTGATTCAACCCATCTACCTTTTCAGCAACTTGAACTCCTGTTATTTCAATACCGTTAGTACCTTTTAAAGTTTTAATTCCAGGTACAGCATTTATAGCATCGATTATACCATGCTCTTGTCTTTCAGAAGTTTCTATTTTGCTCCCTCCTGTACCTCCAAATTCTTTTGTTTTTTCTAAAGCACTAAAACTTACTTCATTTCCTTCGCTATCTTTGAAAAAAGGAAATTGATTAATTCTAGCACCTCCTATCTTTCTAATTGCATCTACCTCCATAGAATAAAAGAGGGGTGCATAAGAATCGTCGTTGTAGGTAAGTGTGTTTTGACTCCCGTCTTTAAACTGAAATGGAGCTTTATTTTCTATTTTATTATCTATAACCTGTAATCTAGAATATTTTCTACTTGCATCACTAAAGTCATTCCACTTTAAAACTCCTTCGTCTAATCTAAAGCCAAATAGAGATTCAAAAAGATTCATATCCTCTTCGTTATTAATATCAGGATATCCCTTCTCACATCTATAAGACCATTCTAGTATTACTTTTTCTACTAAGTCCATTATGCTGGTTCTTCTGCTGGTTCTTGAAATTCTACCTCTTCTCCTCCTAGATCAGCTCCTCCCGCTTCTTCTTCACCACCCGCTGGCGCTGGTGCTTCGCTTTCTGCTCCTCCACCTCCTCCAGGAATACTACCGGTTCCCCCGCCTGATGAGCTTGATGAACCATCGTCTTCTCCTCCTTCACCAGGTTCACCGCCTGTGTTAGGACCGTACTTAAGAAGTTCGTTTAACTTATCTAAAGCCTGCTCAAAGTCTGATAATCTATTTATATAGTAGCGCTTTCCTTGAATCTGAGCTTCAAATCCTTTGCCGGTCCATTTAAGAATAAAGTTTTGTTTATTTTTTAACTCTACTCTGAAAGTAGAAGGACGGGGTGCTACCCATAAAATCTCTTCAACAAACTCTCCATATTGATTAGTTAGTAAAGATTCTACAGCCTGTTTTAAACTTGGAAACTTAGCTAACATCTTATCTGTTGCTGTCTCAAGTACTGTTTCTTCGCCTGCTTTTTCTAAAGGCTTTTCGTCTACCTTTTCTTTAGGTACCTCAACTGGCTCTTCTTCTATTATTAACTCTGCTAATGACTTATCCTCGTTCATTGAACGTCTTTGTTTCATCATAGCATACTGACCTGGATATTCAGTTCTTAAAAAATGACGTAATGCATTGAAAGTCTTGCTCACAATTTCAAATACCTGTCTTGCTTTTTCGTCTTTACGAATATCGTCGATATGCATTAATTCTTTTGTTGAAGCAACTGCGGATGATAGGTTACGAAATAAGTTTTCAAAACTAGGTAGCTGAATGACTTTATGACCAATTGCTCCTGTTTCAGGATTCACCTTATCAGTTTTAAAATATGTGGATAGGTCCTTATTAAAGAAGTCTTCATCTTTAATTGGTCCGTATTTATCTTCTATAGATTTCAAAAAATCCTTGGAAACATCTTTTGGTTTTAAGATATTACCTTCTTCTTCATCTATCCTTATTAATTCATTTGGTGAATGTTTGTGAATTTTTCCATTAGGTAATTCAATACTGTAGTATTTTTCATCTTTAGCACCGTCTTCTTTATCTAAAGATTTTACAACACCGGTGCCGCCATGATTCATTTTTACTTTATCTCCAACTTTAAAATGAGATTCTTTTTTAACTTTCTTTTTTTCTGGTTTTGGTTCAGCTTCTTCTTCTTTTAAGTATACCGAAGTATTTTTTAAAAAACTATCTATTTCTTTTTTAGGTATGTGTAATATTTTTACATTTTGATTATTAACCCCATATCCTTTAATACTGTAGAAACTTTCACCATCATCGTCAAATTGATATTGAATTGAAACTATATCCCCTATTTTAAATTGGGTTCCTTTAATAGAAGTTTCTTTATCTACTACTACTGTTTTTGGGAAATTTGATGATTCTTCAGTTAAAAACTCGGCATCATCACAGTATTCTGATTTTACAGGATTTATTGCTGCTTTATTTGTAGCTTTCATTTCAGCTAGTACTTCAAAGTATACTTCCTCAATAAGTTCTCTAAATTCTGCTTTATTCATTATCTAATTTCTATTTAAAGAATTTTTCAAGTATCTCAATTTTATCATTAGCATCAACTAACATAACTAAAGCTTCTTCGGCATTTCTATAGTAATCTCCTGTAGAATGGTCACCTATACCTGCAGGATGTTCTGAAAGTAAATTTAGAGTAAGTAATGCTTTTGACTTTTCAGCAATAGCAGATGACATTAACATATCAAATAATTCTTTCTTCATTTTTATATTTTTTTAATATCCAAGACGCTTAATAGAAGCAAGAATAAAGTTAACCGCATGTGCCATTGGAATATTATAAATCTTAGCTAACTTCTTTACAAAGTTCAATACCATTTCATCACCTTCAGGATTAACTCCTCCTTCTGCAATACCCCCTGCATGATCTCTTACTATTTTAGCATTTTTTAAAATTGCAGTAAATTGTGGTGTTCCACCTTCGATAAAACCAGCTACTGGGTTGTATTGATCATCTACTTTCTGTAATACTACAATGCCTTTTAGTCCGATTTGGCATTGGAATTTATGTCCCCTAAAGTCTATAATATCTCCAATCTGATATGCCTTTCCTGTGATATCACGTGCTCTATCATCTTCTTCCTCTTCTTTCTTCAAACTTTTTTCTTTAGCCATCATAGCTTGAACCTT